TCCCCCCTTCTCCCATTCTGCTTTCCATCTGGACAGAACGCCGTCGATCTCCGCCGGCATCCCGCCGTTCTTCGACGCGACCCCGATCACAGTATGAGGCGCGACTGGGTTCCTCCCGATTTCCTTCACAACGACCGTCGAGAACTTACCGAGCAGGCTCTTGAACGCCGACCCCGTGAACCGCCAGAAGTCGTCTGGATACGAGTGGATCGGGAAGGCGAACACCGACGTCAGGATCAGGAACCCGTCGTCGGACAAGACCCGCCGGATCTCCTCGATCGAGTCGCGCAAGAATTCGACGTGCTCGATCGTGTCGATCATGACGAGGGTCCCCACCGATCCCGTCTCCATCGGCAGGACAGGAAGCGTCGCGACCAGGTCGACCCCGGGGCCCCCACGCATGTCGACCCCGATGTACGGTCGACTCGGGAAGCAGGGACGCAGATCCGCGAAGTTCCCCTGCGACGACCAGTTCGACCCGATCTCCACGACGGGATCGCGGACGGGAAGGCAAACCGCGATCCTCTCGACGACTTCCCTGATCTCGCCTCTCACGGCTGTCCGTTCGGGTGCGAGTAGGTGACCTTGAACATCTGCTGCATGGCGACGAGTCCCCGCCCAGGATCGAGGGAGAGGACCATCGAGCCCGTGCGCCGGCTGGCATTGGCGTTTCCGCTGAAGGTTGGGTCTGCCGCCATTGCCGTGTGGATGGCTGCGAATACGGTCTCGGCGTCCGTGTCCTTGCACCAGGCCTCCACCAGGATGTCCCACTCAAACACCTCTTTTCCGAACTCCTCGTCCGGCGACTCCTGATCCGAACCCTGCAGCACGAATAGAGCCGGAAGCGTCAGCTGCTCGAGGTCCGCCTGCTCGTACTTCCCGACAAAGACGTCCCCGACCCCGGTGATGCCCTCGAGGGCGGTTTCAATACTGGAAAGGATGGAGGATCGAACGCTCATCCGTCAGTACGCCTTTCCGAGGAACAGAATGGTCCAACCCGTCTCGTCGGGCTGGATCTTGAGCACGCGGTACACCACGCCATCCACCGTGAGCGTGTCCCCGTTCTTCGCTCCGGGGATATCGGAGGTCCTGCACCCCGCCTGCCCGATGGCCCCCTGAGGGACGATATCCCCCCCGAGGTCCACGCCCTCCACGCCGAGGGAGAAGCAGGCCCGGATTGTCGCGGCCTGCCCCCCCGCGGGCGTGAAGGTGGCGTCCATCCCGAGGAAGTCGTCTTCCAGGAAGGCGTCGTGGTCGAAGTCGAACATGGCCACCGCTTACCGAACGACCGGCCTGTACTGAGGGAACCCCTTGATGGCGATCGCGCTGAAGGTGGCCGCTCCGGTGTTGCTGGCCGGGGTGACCGTCAGCCGCGTGTATCGTTTCGATCCGGCGTATTCGAGCATGTACACGGCATTGTTGTCGGCAATTCCGAACGTGGCCAGCGCCTCGGTACCACGTAAGTTGGCGTCCGCCACCTCCGCCGCGTCAGAGCAGTTGGCGGCGGCGCAATGCTCCAGCGTCGGGGTAAACGTCGCGTCGGTATCGGCCACGGTCGCCACGTTGATGATATAGAGCAAGGACGAATAGCCGAGTCGGTCGATGATCTGGCCGACGGTATTATCGTCATTGGAGACGGTGACCGGCGAGATCGACCGCACGGCCAGGGTGTTGTTGTAGAGGTCCTCTGCGAGGACGACCCCCACGCCAAGAACGATCAATGCGGCGGCCAGGACCGCCAGAAGTCTGATTTTCATTTCCCCTCTCCTCCCTTTTTCTCCTTGCCTTCCTCCTTCTTTTCCTTTCCGGCCTCGGGTGCCTTGGCCGGAGGAACTGGCGCAGGTTCGGGTTTGACCAGCTCGGCCTTCTTCATCCAGCAGAGTTCCCGCGCCTGGGGTTCGGGAACGACCACCACGTCTCCGATCTTCCGCACTTGCTTGTCGACGTAGCAGGATTTCAGGATCCTTACCTTTACTTTCGAAATCACCATGTTTTCCGCTCCTTCTGAAAAAGGGAGGCCGGAGATTAATCCCCGGCCTCCCGCGTTGGCGTAGAGGGCCATGTTACCGACGCATCACGCTATCACGCCGGGGCGGTCACGCTGGTCGACACGGAGAACGCCCCCGGGTACCGGAGACCGACGTCGACCGACTGGAATGCGGTGACCCGGATGATCCCGGCGGACGAGAGGATGTAGGGGTTGACGAGCAACTCAAGAACACCCCACTCGCCGATGACGACCTGCGAGAAGTCCCCGAAGATCATGTATCCCGCCGTGATCTGGTTCGTGGCGAATCCACGGAACCCGCAGACGTCGGTCCCTTCGAGCATGTTCCCGTTCCAGAGAGCCGGGGAAGCGATGGCCGCCCCGGTCGAGAACTTCGGCACCGCCATCAGGATCGCGGCGACTGCCGGAGTCGTGACGTAGGCGCAGGACCCGGCAAGCGCGTTCGCCGTGGCGACGTCCTGCTGGAAGTCGAGCATCTTGGCGAACGATACCGTCGTAGCGGTAGTGGCTCCCACATTGGACGTCCCGACGATCCCCTGCGGCTCGTCGGAGCCCGCCCCGTGGAACCCGGCGAGGTCGATGGCCGTGGCGATCGACAGCGCGAGGTCCCCGTTCACCAGGGCGTCGATGGACGGATTGCTCTGGAGGAGCAGATTCCGCGTGTAGTCGATGAACGCCGCGACGTTCTTCGGCGTGAGGGTCAACTGTGCATAGGTGTTCGCCCCCTCCGTCGGCGCCACGCCCTCCGCGACCCAGTACGAGGTCGCTCCGGCGGTTCGCTTCGGGATCGCCACGCTGCCGCGTAGCCCTGAAAGGATCCGCGCACCGGCCCGCCGCAGGACCATCGAGTTTCGGAGGACGTCGATGAACTCGGACCCGAGGTGGTCGGTCCCTTTGAGGTATCCCCCGACGCTGTCCCCGCCGACGATGGAGAGGTCGCGTTGTGCGACCGCGCCGGTCCCCCGGGGATCGGTGAGCTTGCGTGTGATGTCGTAGGGCACCAGCACGCCCGAGAACTTCGGCTGGATGTTCCGCTTCAGCAGTTCCTTGTGGCAGTCCTGCTCGAACGACGCGTCCACCTTTTCCCCCGGCACTTGCGAGAGGATCGCCCTGGAGATGCTGTACTGCTCGACCTCTCGTTTGGTGAGGCCGAGTTCCGAGACCGGCGTGTTCACCGGCTTCGGGTCCTCCATCCGGTTCAGGGCGTACTCCCGGAACTTGTCCAGGGGCATCCCGTCGTCGACGGCCTTCCGGCGTGCCATCTCGGGAATGAAGTTGCGGAATTTCTCGAAGATGTCGTTGATGCCCTGCACCCGCTGCCGCTCCCGCTCGGTGGCATCCTTCGCGGCGGCCTTGCGCTGTTCCTGCGTGTCCCGCTCGATCTCCTCGAGCGTCTGCTTGCTTTCTTTTTCGTCCGACATGGTTCTTTCCTCCTTCTCGATGTTGGTTGTTACCTTGATTCCCGAAGGCACGACTTTCTCCTCCTCATGCCCCGTCCCCGCCCCCGCGGCCCTCCCGACGCCTACCGTCGGGTCCGCGGGAACCGGCACGAATGAGCATTCGTAGGGTTCCCAGTCCGTGATCCGATAGACCGGCCGCTTTGCCCGAGCCGCCATCTCCATCAAATCCGGGTTCATGTTTTTGGGGGCCATTTCCTCCATCATGTGGATCCTGTATCTGACGGAAACGTCCTTCAGAATTCCGTCTTCCACGTCTTGAAGTTTTTCCGAAGCCAGGGGAGAGCGAGAGAAACGCGCCGTGGCCCGTCCCTTCTTGTCATCATCGCAACGACAGTCTTCTACTACCCCGATGTGTTGCTCCGTCTTGTGGTCGTACAGTAAGGCGATCCCATTCTTCATGCGGTCCATCCGCATACAACCATCGGAATGATCCAGAATCTCGATCCCCCATGGCTGTGTAACAGGCAATTCCGAAGAGAAGGAGATCTCAACTGATCGGGATCCCTTGTCGACTTTCTCCCGCGAGATAGTAAGGAATCGCTGTGGCGGGTTCTTTCCCAACTCCTCAATCAGTTTCTTTATTTCCATCTCCTCACCTCCAAAAGAAAAGGGCCGGAGGATCTCCGGCCCTTTCCAGATTCGCGCTTCTTTTCTATTCAGGCGTTCACAGCTACTGCCTTTCCGTTCCCCTTATTCTTCGGCTTGGCCGTCATCTGATCTTCGTTGTCCGTGTCTGCCTTATTCGTCTGCACGGTTTCGGTCTTCACCCCGTAATCGAACTTCAATCCTTGCTCCTCGGCCATCGCATCCTCCTGTGCGATCTCAAGGATGGTATCTTCGATATCGCCGCCCTTTTCGTTAATTATCTGCGTGGAGGAAACGAACCCGGCAGCACGGGCCTCCTTCGCCGCCTGAACGTCTTTGAGCGGATCCACCCAACTCCATCTCCTCCCCGTCCATTTCGGAGCATTAAATTTCTTGAACTTCGCAAAGGGAAGGTTCAACCGCCCGGTCATCAACCCCATGTAGAGCCACTCGGCGTACACGCGGTCAAGGAACGTCTCCCTGATGAACTCCTGTGCGCTCTTGTACGTCTCCCGCTCCTCCAGGAGTCCCTGACGGCCGGAGGCGTAGCTCGTTTCCGACAGATCCCCCGAGAGCGTCTGATAAGAAACGCCCAATCCCGAGGCGATGAACCGGATCATTGCCTTCGTGAACGGGTCGAACTGCTCATGCGGGTACTTCGGATCGTAAGGAGTGAACCCATGCCGGCCGATGTCCTTGAACGTGCCCGGTTCGGCGATATCGGTTTGCAGACCGGTATCCGCCTCCGTCTCGTCGCCCTGATATTCTCCTGCGTCTCCGGTCGGATCCGTGAAAAACCCCATCTTGCAGGCTCCCGCGCGGGAGTTGACCACCGCCGCCTCGATGTACCCCCCAAGGTGCCGGGTACTGACCATCCCCGAGTGCATCCACGGGATCCCGCGCGTCTGGTCGGCCCGCTCCGGGTCGTAGATGTGGATGATGTCCCCGGCGGGAATCCTTCGGTACGGAGCGCCGACATAGAATGAACCGTACAGCGCGAGTGAAGTATTTTGTTCGGCGACATGATAGGCGACTGGCTTGCGATACGGGGTCATCTCTACGCCCATGACGATGATGTTCCCGTTTTTCATGATGTCGCTGTATTTCTCATCCACATAATCGGGCTCGATGATCTGCAAGGTGAACCCGAATTGATTGATTCTCTCCCCGCGCATCAGGTGAATGAAGATTTCTCCGTCCCGGGCGACCGTCTCTATGACGAGCTCCTGGACCTTCCGGAATGATAATTTGCCGGTGACCGTCGCCGTCTCTGGTTTCATCCATTCGTAAAACGAACTCTCCAGGTAATCGTTGTCGGCCTTGTCCGGGGACAGCTTCCCGTTGAAGTAACCCATCGCCTTTACCTGGAGCGCGAAACCGGATGAACCGACGACGTTCTTCTTCATCGCCCGAAGATACGCTTTCGCAAGGTCATTGTTCTGCGCGAGGTCGCGCGCGCGCGTCCGGACTGCAAGAAGCCCCGCCCGAATGTCAGCATCGGCCGTGACCGGCGACATGATCCAGTCGCCAAGAAGCCTGCTGTTCGATGCGGCGGCGAATCCCCTCTTCGATTTACGAAGGTCGTCTCGATGAAGATATCCGAAGTCCCGCAGGAAGGTACGAATAATGCTCATGGTCCGAACCTCGTCATAATTCGACGGCCGGGATTCTTACCGCTTTCGGCGCGTTGTTCTTTTGCGACCTCGCTCTGGAAATACGCGCGTTCTTCCCGAAGTTCCTTCGGTTTCATGTACTGGATCGCCTTCCCGTTGATGGTGAGCGACAAGTCTGCGTGCGTCGCACGCCCGAACATGACGGCTTCGATTGCGTCCAGCATCTTCTGCGCATACGTCCGCAGATCCGTGGCGGAAGTGGCGGCGTGGATTGATGGAAGTAGTTTCACCGTGCCGCTTCCGACGGTATGCCTCTCCAGCGATGCTCCTGAACCATCCTCGACGAAGGCGGACCAGGCATATTCGCCGGGGACGTATCCGGCGCTTACCGCCGCGGTTACATCGAGAGAGTGATCCGTTCCGTCCTCGGTGCCGGTGATGTCGATGACGGACTCGTCGTGCTTTCGGAGAGCGTATTTCAACGTCCATGTCGGTGACGGGTAATCGTCGAGGGAGTCCGTCCAGGACCAGGTATCCCCGATCCGCAAGGTGCTCGGTATATTCATGGAGACCTCTTAGAATTCCTGGACTTTGAAGATGATGTCCTGCTCGAGCTTCGCGCCGTTGTCGGAAGTGCAGCGGATAGTGATCTTGTAGGTGTTCCCGTCGCTTCCGCCCTTGCGGGTGTACCTGGCGGTATTGTCCATGAACACGTTGTCGGCGAAGGTATTGTCCGTGACGACGGCGTTGTCCAAGGAGACGATGCTATCCGTCACGACGTTGTCCCAAGGATCGATCCCTGTAGCCGTACAATTCTGGACATGCACGTTGTCGCCCGCCATGAGGCGAGAGGAAAAATCCACCGTTCCTTGAATTTCCTCCCACGGCTGTTTCGACTCGGATATGGTGGTCACACCCGCATGGACGGCGAACGCAACAACCAATAGCGATGCGGCGAAGAAGGCGAGGTTCCTCACGTCTCAATACCAGAGTGTGACGGCGCAGGAGGCGCTGGCCCCGTCCGCGGTATTCCTGCCGCGCAGTAAAGCCAACGCGTCCGGTCCGGAGGGTTGCCACGATGACCCGGCTGCGAGAACGTGTCCAAGGTCTGCGGTCGGCGTGGTCGTAAACGCCCATTGAGTATCGGTCGTTTCGCAGGATATCGTCGCGGCGATGGGAGTGAGCGTATTGTCCGACCCGCCCAAGTACGTGCCGCTACCTGTGACCACAAGGTTGTCGAGCGTCCGCGCCGTGTTGTCCACCGTCACCTGCCAGGTGCGGGGCGTCTTGCCCGTAATAGGCACCGCCGCCGGGTATAATCCAACCCTCCCAAAAACACTCCCGGTGGCGGGAGCGATCGACGGGGTTTCCGAGAATGACACTGCCGGGAAAACAAACAGAATGATGATTGCCAGGAACAACCTACGCATTTCGTACCTCCTCACCACTTGGTTGCGGACCAACCCCTGCGGGGGGCTATTGTGCGCCTCTGGAATGTCGGTTTATTGTCTGGCGGCGGATCCGGTTCCTTTTCCTTCTTGACGAACTCAGCCTGCGCCTCCAACCGTTGCGCCAGCTGCTCGAGGTTTGCGTTCAAGGTCGCAAGAGCCGCCAGCGCGTAGGCCTCGCAGTCCAAAGCCTCGTTTCTCGCCCGGGTCTTCATCCAGACCTTCGACGGGAATCCCCGGACGAACTTCGTAATTTGCTTCTCGGCGGTGAGCTGCTTGAAGTACTCCTCGTCGATCTCCGGCTTTCGAGGGAAGTGCATGTACCCGGGGCCGTACTCCTCGACCTGCAGCCGGGAGTAGATCAGCCCCTTGCAGGTGTCCGCGCCGACCAGGGCGAGGACGACCTTCCCCTTGTTCTTCCGGGTCGACAGCTTGATGACCGGAGCGCCGGCGCCGCCCACGCCCTTGATGGCGAAGATCCGACGGTGGCCGCGGGTGCGCGCGAAGTCGTACGCCTGCTTCGTCGCGTGGCCGCCGGAGTCGATACAGGCCGCCGCGATCCGCAGCGTCGTCCCCAGCTCGTGCGCCCAGACCCGGGAGAGCACGGCGTCCAGATCCACCCAAACCTTCGGATCCGTCTCCGGCCGGCCGGGGATCGTGATCCAGTCGATGAGCCACGACTCCTCGCCGCGGCCCCACCCCTTGACCTTCACCAACAGCCGGTCGTCCTGGACATCGACCCCGGCGGTGAGTACCGCAACCCCCAGCGGCACCGGCGCGGTGTACTCCTCCCGGCGGGACAGAAGCGATCCGTCGTCGACGGTCAGGCCCTCCTCCTCCCACGTCTCGCCGAGGACGGTGTTCGTCCACGTCTTCAGGAGCAGCTTGTCCCGCTTCTTGCGGGCCTCGAGGAACTGCTCGACGCAGTCCGCCCACGATTTCCAGCCGATCGGCGAGTAGAGGGCCGACAGGTGGAACCCCGCGGCCTTACCCGGGGCCGGGGCCTCGGCGATCCACCGGCCGTTTTCGAGCATCCAGGTCTTGTACCGCTCCTCGATCAGCTCCCCGCAATGCTCGCACTTGTACCGGACGGGGCCCGTGAGGCGGTACTTCTCGTCCTTGGTGAATACGATCCCGGACCAGCGCAGGATCTGCTCCGCCTTGCAGAACGGACACGGGATGAAGTAACGCCGCTTGTCGCTGTCCTCGTACCCCGCCTCGATCCGGGAGCTCCCCCGGTCGACCGGCGTGGAGACCATGAACCGCTTCTTGCGGGCGAAGGTGGAGGTGCGCGCCGCCGCCAGGCGGATCGGGTCGCCTTCCCCCTCCACGTCCCCGGGGTAGGCGTCCACCTCGTCCAGGAATAGGTACCGGGCGGGCATCGACCGCAGTCCCGCGGCCGAGTTCGCGCCGGTCAGGATCAGCACCCCCCCGGGGAATTCCTTCGCTGAATCACGAGAACGGGAATCCTTTACCTTCCCCTTCAAGACGGGCGACTCATCGATCATCGGCTGCAGGCGTTGCTTCGAGACGCGCTTGGCCAGGTCGACCGTCGGCTCGACGTACATCATCGGGCCGGGAGCCTTGTCGATGACGAAATCTACCCAATTATTCCCACACTCCGTGCCACCGATCTGGGCGGGCTTCATAAACCAAACATCTACGATCGGAGACGACGGACTAAGGCAGTCCATGATCTCCTTCAGGTACGGCGTCCTGGAGTTGCGCCACTTCCCGGGCTCCGCGGAGGAGACCTTCGGGAGGTACCGGAACTGCTCGGCATGTTCCGAGACGGTCATTTCTGGTTCCGGCCGGATCCCGACGGCGATCGCGCTCCGGTAGGCGACTTCCGCTTCAGCCGGTTTCGGCGAATTCATCGGCCAGGTCCGCCAGGACGGCGTCGTGCTCCCGATCGAGGATGGCGCGAACGCGCGCGACATCCGGCTCGGCCGCAAGAATCGACTCTATGCGAGGGGCGATGTTCTTCACCGCCTCCCGGATCCGCCGGCCGGTCTCGAAGGCGGCTTTCTTCACGGCCTCGACGTCGACCTTCTGCCCGTCCTTCTCCTCGAAATCTATTTTCGCCAGGGCGGCCCGGTACCGCTCGTGCTGCGTCCGCGCCTGGGCGAACGTCATCCGCTCGACGGCCCCCCGCTTCCCCCCGCGGTCATGCGCGGGGTTCGCGTACGCCTCGATCGCCTTGTCCGCTTTTCTCCAGTCGACCTTCCTGTCGTAGAGCTTGACGATGCCCTTCTTGACCCACTTGTTGATCGCCTGGGGAGAGATCTTGCGGTGCGCGGCGTATTCTTTTTGAGTGATATACCTGCGCTGTGCCATTTTGGCCTTCTGGTCAACCTATCAACCAATTTTTATATTCTGACGCTGGATGCTGCTCGGGGTTCGAATATACCCCCAAGGAAACATCGCCGGAAGGACCCGTCAAAATCTTGGCGACCGTCAAGATATTGGCGTGGCCTGAAGGCGTCACGCGCCGTCCTCCACCGCCTCGCGCACCGCGAGGGCAGACTCGCTCGTGAGAGTCTCGGAGGCGAACTGATCGGCGAGCTCGTAAAACGGAAATCGCTTCTTGTACATAGGAGCCTTGCTCGTCCGGAAGAAGAGGAGTGTGACCTTCCGCCCCTTGCGCTGCCAGATTCCGCCCCTCGTGAAGAAATACCACTCGTTGCTCTTCTTCCTCTTCCGTGATGCCGTTGTCGTGTTCGCGAGTGCGTCCGGCTGGGCCTGCAGCCCCGCGAGGATCTTCTG